ATGAAGGTAACTATAAATGTATATATACCTAGTAAGTATATTAGTTTTGGAAAAAACAACATACTAATTGATATAGTAGGTATAACTAGGTATTGGATATTTGAAATAGAATCAAGAACAAAAAGGCTTGATTTTAACTATGTAGATGCTGGAACTAAGTTAAATCATTTAATGTCTCATTTACTTGGTACTTTTCGTATGAGTAATTATAATGCTCAATTCTTTTATGATGATGAGTACCGCACAAAAACTATCTACCTTACGGTTGAGCCTTATAGTATATTAGTAGATGAATATAAATACTGTATATGTTTCAAATTCCTACCTAACATAGATAGAGTAATAAGAACTGTTGAGATAACACAATGAATAAATATGCTTAGAATATCAGTTTATGTTCCAGTGAAAAAGGATGAGAATCTCTACAACCAATCTATAATGAAGGCTATAAAATTTGCAGACAGATGGATTAAGCAGGGATATTTTGGTAAAGTTAGAGCGCATAATCGTTACTATACTCCTCTCAGTACTGTTTATGAGAAGTTAAAGAATGAAGAGGGGTTGCCTAGGAAAGATTCTGTAACTGTAGGTTGGGAACGAGCAAATAGGTTTGTTATCACAGTGATTATAGGAGTTTGGGATAGAATTAATAGAAGCAGTTTCACTGGACGATATGACCAGTGTGCTGTAGATTTCATTATTGTGCCTGAATTAAAAGAAATAAGAATATCTGCAGTTATTGTATAATATGAGAAAGATTTCTTATATAACCGTATGCGTATCAAATGTCAATAATTTAGAAGCTACATATAAACGTGTATTGAAATATGTCATAGAAAATGCTAATCTCTTTGAATTAGATAATATAAGTCTTAGAATTGCTAAAGAGAATCTAAGAAGTTTCAAATATCACATACGTAATAATGTAACTGCTAATGTAACAAAAAAGGGACCTATTCTCTATAAAATGGGCTTAACCTTTATATGTAACTATACAGACCGTGTATATATCAATATATATTACGGTAGTCCGATTTACAAGGATTTGGAGTATATAGTTTTTATCAATAAAAAATAGTTAATAGTTAGTCTAGATTCTAGATAAAATACTTTAATAAATATGAATAAAAAAGAAGAAAGAGCAAAGTTGCTTAGAGATTCCATTGGTAAAATGGCTCGTTCAAAAGAAGCTGTTGTAGAAGCTAATGCTATACCAGAACCTACTCATAATATGGTAGGAGGTGGTATTGGTTATAAGCTTGAAGATAAGCTTCACCTCCTTACTATCTTGAATACTTATATGCTTCAAGATACTTACTATAAGAGTGCTACAGAATTCTTAGCTGAATTCAGTGAACTCATATCTAAGATTGCTCTTGCTGACCCTGAGTTTGTAGCTAAGGCTATTGTATATTCTCGTTGTCACGCATCTGGTCTTAGAACTATTAATCAAGTAGCTTCTGTACTTGCTCTACCATTCCTTTCAGGAACTAGTTATGCCAAACTTCTTTACAACTCTTTTGATAAGAAGAATAAGAAGGGTGGTATGATTTATCGCCCTGATGATATGAAGGCTATCCTAGACACTTATAAGACCCTAGGAGGTAAAGGTGTTATGCCTAATTCTATGAAGAAGGCATTTAGGAAAGCTATTGAAGGCCTAGACACATATTCCCTTCTCAAGTATAAGAAGGATATTATCGATGTGGCTAATCTCGTACACCCCAACCCAAATAACTCCAATGCAACTGTAGAAGTAGATGGTGAGAAGATTCCTACCATTACAGCTATTATGCGTGGAGCTAAGGTTAGTGCTGATACTTGGGAAGTTGGTCTTTCTGATGTTGGTCAGGTTGTTAAGGAATTTGAACTCAGTGATGAAGAAAAAGCTGAAGCCCTTAAGCAAGGTAAAAATGCAGTATTCTCTGACTTACTGAAGGAGAATAAGCTTGGTTATTTAGCAGCTATTAGAAATATAAATAACATTGTTAATAATGATTCTGATGGTGAAACAACCAAGATGTTAGCTAATCTAATTAGTGATTCTACAATGATTAGAAAGGCTAAGATTATGCCACAGCAACTTGCTAATGCTTATCTCTATGGAGGTAACAATACTCTCATTAGAGAAGCACTTAACAAGGCTATAGAAGGTGCTATGGCTAACTTTAAGGAAGCTATTACAGGTAATGTTGCTGTAGTTCTTGATGTATCAGGTTCTATGTATTACGTTAGAAAAGAAGCAGCTTTTATAACTGCTATCCTGTACCAAGCTTTAGGTACTTCTGACCTTTATACTTTTGCTCATTATGCAGATATGGTTAAACCACTGTATTATGATTTTGAGATGCTCTATAAAACCATTTTAGGCTACTTTACAGAAGGTGGTACAAACCTTCAATCGGCACTAGATATGATTAGAAAGAGCGGTAAGAAGTACGATAGAATTATTATTATTAGTGATAACGAAGCCAACCGAGGTAACTGTGTTAGTTCTTATAAGAAGTTGATTTCTCAAGTCAATTCTCCTAAGATTTACTCAGTAGACCTTACAGGTTATGGTGAAACATCACTCCCCATACAAGGTAAGATTCGTCTCTATTTCGGTAAGACATTCACAGTGTTTGACGATATGATTAGAGATGAATTTAATCCTACATCTCATATTGAAGAGGTTAGCAAAATTCAATTTTAATTATGCAAGAAGTTTTTGAAGTTATTAGTATTACAAGGGAAGATTTAGAGTATTTAGGAGTTAAGAATTTTGAGAAATTATCCGATACTACAATGCAAAACATAGCAAATGCTATGGCTGATTTATACCTTAATAATGGGTATGCTGAAGATTTGCAATTAGCTTTGGATAAGTATTCAGATTACATTGAGAGATAATATGAAGATTTTAGTTATTTTGCTTTGTGCATATCTTATTAGTAAGATGGTATTCAGTTGGTTTGGATTTAGAGCTTTTAAGAAATGGAATGATGAATAAGCTAACCAAGACATACGCTGTATGCCATAATAGCGTTAATTGTGTTTTAGTTGGTGGGTAGGAGTATCGGTATAAACTAATACTCCTACCCACATTTATTATATTCTAAGAGTGGTGTTAAATACACTTTTCTTATTAATATGAAACCAGAAAAGAAACTTAAGAAGTTTAAGGATTACGAATCCTACGATGATGACTATTTCCCAAAGAAGGAGAAGTTCAAGCGTAAGAGGATTAACTATAAAAAAGATTTTGAGTAATGCCTCCTATTCAAATTGAAACAGGCTCACCTAACGATATATCTACTATTGAAAGGTTAGATAAAGGTATTTACCTCTTCCACTCTACAGTACCTAGTTTCTGGGTTAGGTCTAACATTAAGAATCCTAGATTTAAGGATGCTAGGATTCAAGAGTATGAAATGTTAAACCCTAGTACTCTCAACATAATTAGTAGAGGATGCGAACTAGAAACTAAGACAAAGCATTTCAAAGTAGATGATATTATATCAATACAAGGTTATCCTTACTACATATTAATATCCCCCAGTTTCAGAAGTAGTGGTGACATTGAAAAAGATGTTACCAAAATCATAGAAACTCGAAAGAAATATGAAGATTATATACAACAACATTATCCCATTTAGAGGATTCATAGCAATTAATCTTTTTGGGGTATTATTTGCAAGAGAGAAACTAAATGCTGTAACAATCAACCACGAAAAGATTCACACAGCACAGATGAAAGAATTAGGTTATATCCTATTCTACATCCTTTACTTGGCTGAATTTATCATTGGTATATTCAGATTTGGCGAAAACTATGAAGCCTATATGAATATCTCATTTGAGAAGGAAGCCTACAAACATCAGTACGATTTAAATTATTTAGAAACGCGTAAACACTATTCACAATGGCGCAGAGATGGACAACGGAAGAAGAACAGCTGATTCTTAAGTATGTAAGACTTAATCCTGGTAACCTACAGGATGCATTTAACAAGGCAGCTGAAGAAACTGGAAGAACCCCTAGAGGAGTACAAGCACGTTACTATATGAAGCTCAAGAAGTCTGAGGTAGCATTTGCTTTACTCTCTTCTGAAGGAGTTACCATTAACAATAAATCTGGTAACAACCAGAAGCCTTCCAAGCTATGGAATTTAATTATTAGAGGCTTAACAAAGCTCTTTAAGTGTAATTCTAATGACTAGAGACGAGTTAAAGAAGCTCATCAATAGAGAAATTAAGAACGACACCAAGTCCTATATCCTTAATCTGGCAACAGGTTATGGTAAATCAGCTCTTTCCCTACATATAGTAAATAAGGTTAAGATTCGACAACCTACCATTCTACTACTTGTAGCGGAAAGAGCGCACAAGGACAACTGGAAAGTTGAAATGGATAAGTTCTTAAAGAGAAAGGCTAAAGTTAGGATAGAATGCTATCAATCTTTGTCTAAGTTAAAAGGTATGAAGTTTGACTTTGTTATTGCAGACGAAGCTCATCACCTTAACACTAAGGCGAGATTAGATTATTTTAGCCTTATCTCTTTCTCTTACTCTGTCTTTCTATCAGCGACCTACAAGGTTAATTTCAAAAACTATCTGATGGAAAGGTATGGTTCTGTAGATTTTTCAGTAGATTTGCAGACAGCAATTGATAACAATACTCTACCTACTCCAAGGATATTAGTCCTTAAATCTCAAATTCCCACAACAGAAAGAATATATGAGATTAGGATAGGGAGAGCAAATAACCCTCAAGTTATTTATTGTGAATTCCCTGAGTATAGGAAAAAGAAAATAACTTTTCCGTATGCTACCATTATAGCTAAAGCAACATTCAGAGAGTGTTGTAACTATTATGCAGGACTTAGAGAATATTACAGTAAACAATTAGCGGAATGTTTCAACAAAGCTACAATGGATAAGTACTTAAATGCAGCACTGAAAGAGAAGAGGTTTCTTGGGAGTAATAAAACCGCCCTACTACAGAGTTATGCGGAGAACTTTAGAAAGAAGAATAAGAGGTTCTTAATCTTTGCTACTTCTATAGAACAAGCTCAATCTATTGGTAATGCATTAACTTCCAAGACAAAGAAACCTAAGCAAGTAATTGAAGATTTCAATTCATTTAAGAATAATGAGTTGATTACTGTCAATATGCTTCAGGAAGGACAGAATCTTGTTGATACGGAGGTTGGATTTATTGCTCAGGTTGATTCGTCTGATAGGTCTATTATACAGAAAGTAGGTAGACTTCTTAGACATCCTAAACCTACAGTAGTAATACACTATTTTGAAGGGACTATTGAAGAAACATATACGTTAAATGCTATCAATGATAATTTCAGTTCAGACTATGTAGAATTTAAAGAATTAAAACTAGTATGAGTATACTAGAAACACTAAAATCAGTATTACCTAATCACAATATCTCCTTAAAAGAGTTTTTCTATTTAGGTACACTATTTTACCCAGCATCAGAAGAAGAGAAAGCTCGTATCTTAGTTAAGCATAATATACCAACAAGAGATAATGAGCCTAGGGTTTTCCCAATTCACACTAAAAAGTTTATGTCTATTATTAGTGAAGCTGAAGTTTTGGATAGTTCAGATTTGAAGAAACTTGCTGCAGAACTGAAGGGGATTTACCCTAAAGGAAAGAAACCTAATACTTCTTATTATTGGGCAGAAGGTGGGGCCTTAATTGAAGCTCGTCTAAAACTATTCTTTAGAAAGTTTGGTTATTATGACCCAGAGGAGATTATTGATGCTACCAAGAGATATGTAGATTCATTCAATGGCGATTATGCTTATATGCGCACATTGAAGTACTTCATATTTAAAGATGTTAAGGGTGATGAAGGGGTTGAAAAATCCTCAGACTTACTCAATTTCATAGAAAACAAAAACGAAATAACCCAAGATAATTGGGATAATGTAGAATTATGCTAAACAAGAATTTCAACAAAATTTTCAAGCTTCACTTCGTAGACAAGAAGTATATCGTGAATAAGGAAGCTGGAACAGTAGTATGTATTATTAAGGTTCGACTTCGAAGAATGGACCGTAATAGATGGTATGATGCTTGTCTTCAAGAATTCTTCAATAGTGAATATGATGAATTCACATTTGTAGGTGTAGCCAAGTGTCATAAGGATGACACCTTCGATGAGCAGAAGGGTAAGTATATTGCTGAATCTAAGGCTAAGTGCAAACTGTATTCAAGCGCAGAAACACTACTCAAGAAGTCATTTGATAAGCTTAGAAGTCTCACTGATGATGTGGTAGCTCATATCAATCTTTATAATGCTTATAAGGATAGAGAGCTTGCTCATATTGATGATGTAGCACATCGATAATGGCAAAATCCTTAATAGATAGAACCTTAGAACAACTTAGGAAGAGAAGAAAAGCCATCTCAGAAGGTAAAATCAATTCTCTTTCAAGTCCGTTTTATAGGTATAAAGACTATCTTACAGGGGTTGAACAAGATACTTATTATATTGTAACAGGGTATAGTGGTGGTGGTAAATCACAATTCAGTTACTTTTTCTTTGTGTTTGAGCCTATTTTGTATTTATATTATAATAGAGCCAAATATCCTAATTTAAAGTACACTATATTCTGTATGCCTTTGGAGGAAACTCCAGAGAGAATTACTCAAAGATTTATTAGTTACTTACTGTTTAAACAATATAATGGTAAGTACCTGATTTCTCCTAAAAACCTTAGAAGTTCTGACAATGATAATCCAGCACCACAAGAGATTATGGATGTGATTGACACTGTCGAATTTCGCTCTATTCTAGATTTCTTTGAGTGTTGTATTAACTTCGTAGTAGATGTTACACCTAATCAGTTTTATGAAAAGGTGAAAGCTTATTGCGAATCAGTTGGTACTACTCATTACAAGGAAGTCAAAGTAACCAATGAGTTAGGGGAAGAAGAAGTTGTACAAGAGTTTAACTATTATGTTCCTGATAACGACCAAGAGTATATTATTGCTTTGGTGGACCATATTAGTTTATTACCATATAGGGGTACTCTAAAAGAAGCTATAGATGCTTTTTCTACTAATATGGTAAAACTCAGAAATAGGTATCACGTTTCTCCTGTAATTATTCAGCAGCAAAGTGCTTCAAATGAGTCTTTAGATGCTTTCAAACAAGAAAGGTCTAAGCCAGAAAGAGCTAACCTTGCTGATTCAAAATACACAGGTAGAGATGCTAATATCATTATTTCAGTGTATAACCCATTCGGTCATAATCTAAAGAGTTATGCAGGTTATGATTTAACTGTACTTAAAAGTGCAGCCCGATTCATTGAGTTACTTAAGAATAGAGATGGTCCTGAGAATTTAACAGTAGGTTTACTGTTCAATGGTGCGTGCGCTCATTTCAAAGAGTTAGCTAAACCAACAGAAGCTGTAAGATTAGCCGAAGATACCAATAAGGCTAAGGAATATGAGGAAAGAAGCCGTAACCTCATTTATATTAAAGAAGAAAAAGAAGGTTCTATAACAGATTTATTTTAATGGCAACCGTAGTTATATTAATGGGTAATACTGGTACTGGTAAAAGTAGAGCAATCAGTACATTAAACCCAGAAGAGACATTTATAGTTAATGTCTGTAAAAAGCCTCTACCATTCAAGGGTTCTAGAGCTAAGTACTCTCTAGAGAAAAAGAACTTCCTTGAAGCAGATGAAAAGACAGGCGTAAAGGATAATGATGGTAATATTACATTGTCTGCAGATGTAGTATTGCAAGTACTTAATAGAGTTAATGAGGCTTATCCCCACGTTAAAACTATTGTGATTGATGATGCAATGTACCTACTTAAGTATAAGTACATTGACCTCTCTAGAAGTGGTGGTTTTCAGAAGTTTGTAGACTTTACTATTGACTTTAAGAGACTCCTACTTAAGTGTCAGAATCTTAGAGATGATATTATTGTCTATTTGAATCTGCACCCAGCTAGAGTTGAATCTGATGGTAGAACTGTCACTTATGAAGCTTCAGTGCCAGGTAAGATGATTAATACTACCATCAATCCTTTGGAGAATACTACTATTGTACTCTTCTCTGAGCCTAAGTTTGACATTAATGGTAAGCCTGAGTATGGATTCTATACTCAATCTACTATGTTAGATGGTGTTATCATTCCTGCCAAATCACCTGAAGGAATGTTTGATAGCGAGTTTATTCCTAATGATTTAGCCGCTATCAATAAATCTATAAACAACTATTTACAAAACGAAAACGACAATGACTAGTGTAAAACTGACTAAGACAGAAATCGCAGTAGTTAAGGGTATTAATTCAAGCCTTAACCCACTGCGTAAGAAGGTAAGTAAGCTGGATGAAAAGATTAAGGAACTCCAAGAAGAACGTGATGGTTATCTAGCACAGATTGATGCTATTGAAGAACCTATCCGTAGAACTACAGGAGGTCTTTCACCACAGGAATTTCTTGATAGTCTTGAAATGACTGAAACTGTAGAAGCTGTTGCAGAAAATGCTGTTTCTACAGAAGTAGTAGATGAAGTTGAATTTTAATTTATAACGTTATATTATGGTTTTAGGAGAAATTAATGAAGTAAAAGAAGGCTCATTTAAGCTTTATTGGGGTGTAGCCCCTGTTACTGTACTTGCAGTAAATCCAACCAAGGCTGAACTTGGTAAGATTTTTGGTAAGGAACCTGAAAAGGAACCTGTATATTACTCTCAGGTAGAGGTAGAGGAAAATGGTCAGAAGAAGAAGAAGGACCGTAGCCGTATTGAGTTTATTGTTCGTAATGAAGAACTCAATCTTACCTCTCGTATGTCCTTCTTCCTTGAAGATAGCTACTTTACTACTCGTGAAGGTAAGTATGGTGTTATTGATAACTTTGGTAATACCGCTTGGGTAACTCCTGAAGAATATAAGGCTAAGGCTATTCCTCTTTCTAAGGATAACAAGCCACTTCGTATTGCTAACGATTATCGTCTTGAGAAGAGAGGTGAATCTGAACTTATCCTCTTTATTCGTAACCTCCTTGGTATTAAGAATTCTCACACTTATGTAAATGAGCAGTGGGTTCTTCAAGCTGACCCTTCAAAGTACTTCTGTTATTTTGAAAAGCTTGATGATATTCTCAAGGGTAAGGTTGATGAGATTCGTAAGATTATCGCTATTGCTCAGGGTAAGAAGGTTAAGGTACTCCTTGGTGTTAGATTTGATGAGGGTCGTACCTTCCAGACTGTCTACGAACGATTCACTGCTAAGGTTAGTATGAATCCTGTAGAGAAGAAGGTTGGTGATAAGACTGTCTTTATCTATGACAAGTTTGAAGACCACATTTCTCGCCGTCAGAGTTCTGGTGCATTAGGTAACTTCCTCTTCTCATTTGAAGATGTTTCTGAGTATAAGCCTGAACCTACTAAGTTCACCAATTCCTCAAGTACTACCACTAGCACTCCTGCACCTGCAGCACCCACTATTAATGCAGACGACCTGCCTTTCTAAATGATTATCGGAGAAGTTCATACATTAGCAGACCCTAAAGAAAGGGAAAAGATTCTAAGTATTTATGATGAAGAATCTATACTGAAATCCTATATAAATATAGACAGTATTCCCTGTCTTATTCACTCACCTCTGCGGGAAGATTCTAAGCCATCTTTCTCTTTCTTTTACTTAAGGGGAGATTTGATATACAAGGATTTTTCTACAGGGGAGTCTGGTAATGTATGGACTTTTCTAACTAAATACACAAAAAAATCCCTTCCAGAGTTGTATAAGGATATACTAGAAAAGAAACCTAAGAAAGCTGAAATCAAAACTTTAGTCAAGTCTACTATAGAAGTAGAAGCTAGACCTTTCAATAGTGATGATTTGGCTTATTGGGATTCTTATGGTATATCTGAAGCAACTCTAAAGAAGGGGAATGTTCACGCAATAAGA